ATTTACATATACAGTTGCTGGAAGTCAGACAGTTGCTGAAATACAACAGGCATCAGTTATTGCTGAAGTAATTAACTTTACAACTTTAGGAAACACTCAGTACACATACTTCTTATATCCAGAAGGATCCCTTAACAATACTTCTGGACCTAACTATCAACCACTTATCTCAATCCGTCTATCACCATCAGTATCTTCTGGTCTGACAGGCAAGCTTGGTGATAGAGATATTATTAACCGAATGCAGCTACGTCTTAAGGAAATCGGTGTTTCTTCTACTCAGTTAGTAGACGTAAAGATTCTTTTGAATCCTAGATTAAATAACCTTAGCTTTGCTGGAGTAGATGCACCATCTTTGACTCAAATTATTGAGCACACTTCTCAAGATACTGTATCTGGTGGAGTTCAGGTTTATAACTTCCGTGCATCTGGTGGATCATCTGGTGGAGAGAATACAACAACTGTAGATGTTTCCTCACTCTTTGAGCTTTCAAACTCAATTTTAGGTGGAGACTCTATTTTCCCTGACGGACCTGATATTCTAACAATTGCAGTATCTAGACTTACAGGTACAGCAACACTAGCATCAGCTAAACTTTCATGGTCTGAAGCACAGGCGTAAGGGGGCAAAGTGCCAATTATACGACTTGGTGTTGCCAACCCAGCAGCTAATACAGATACATCTTTAGTTTCTTTTGATAGTCCTCATTTTGTTTCAGTTATTGCTGCAAGTAAATCAGTTGTAGCTACACCTTTAACAAAAGTCAGTATCTGGGTTGTTCCAGCTAATGCAACAATTGCCTCGCAGTTTGCTTATATTGGTTTTAATATAAATCTAAGTCTTGGTCAATCTTTTGAGACATTTAGATTTGCAGTAAATGAAGGCGACAATTTATATGTAAAGTCCAATGTTTCAACTGTATCTTTTAGCTGCAGTGGTGTTGCTCAGGATGATGCAGGTCAACCAGAAAATTTTACTCAAACATTAACTAATAAAACTATTTTAGGACAATATAATATTTTATATGTGGATAAAGGAACTACAGCTGAAAGAATTGATTCAGCTGGTGTAGGATACATACGTTTTAACACCGAAATAGATAGTTTAGAAGTTAAAACATCCAATGGTTGGAAGATTGTGAGTGCAAGCTAATGCCTATTAAACGATTAGGTACCGCTAATCCACAAGCAAATACTTTAGCTATTTTAACAGTATCAGATACAACAGGGGTTGCATCTGTTATTGTGGCAAATAAAGGATCAATTTCTGCCCAAACAACTATATATGTCGATCCCGTTGACTCTGGTGGAAACCCAGATAATAGAGCATACATTGTTAATGCTTTAGAAATTGGTGTTGGACAGTCTTTTGAAACTTTTAGGTTTGCATTAGATGTTGGAGATAAGATTTATATTGCAGCAAGTACTGGCAACTGCGCTTTTTCAACAAACCTTGCATATGAAACTTCTGGTAGAACAAACGTTTTGTATCAAGCACTTCAACCAAATAGTCCTCAGGTAGGAGATATTTGGATTGATAGTGATGACCAATCTATATATCTTTATACAGGATCAGATTTTAATATTGTTGCTACAGCAGCTCCTGCTGGACCAACTGGTCCGCAAGGTCCTTTAGGGCCCGTAGGACCTTTAGGACCAACTGGTCCGCAAGGTTCTGGAGTCAGAGTTTTAGGGATTTACTCATCTTTAGGTGCTCTTCAAACAGATAATCCAATAGGAAACGTAGGTGATGCATATGTTGTAGGTTCAATTTTATATGCATGGAATGATTTAAATCAAGAATGGTTTAACGCTGGTCCATTTATTGCAGGACCTACGGGACCCATTGGTGTAGGTGCTTCTGGTACTACTGGTCCGACAGGCCCGCAAGGAGAAACAGGCCCTTCAGGTGGGCCAACAGGTCCAACGGGTGAAACTGGACCTGCAGGTGGAACAGGCCCTTCAGGTGGGCCAACAGGTCCAACGGGTGCAACTGGACCTGCAGGTGGACCTACGGGTGCAACAGGAAGTGCTGGACCTACAGGTGCTACTGGAGCTCAAGGCTCTCCAGGTACCGTAGGAGCTACAGGTCCAACGGGACCAAGAGGTTTTCCTTCAACTATTGCAGGACCAACAGGACCGATAGGCCCGCAAGGAGAAACAGGCCCTCTAGGTGGGCCAACAGGTCCAACGGGTGCGACGGGTGCAAGTGGTGGTGTTACTTATACAGTTACAAATACTGGCAGTGGTGCAAGCGGTTATTACGTTTTTAATGATGTAACTAGTCCGTCGCTTAATTTAATTCGTGGAAATAGATATATCTTTAATATCAATGCAGCTGGACATCCATTCTGGATCCAAACAGTATCAGGCGCATATAGCTCGGGAAATATTTACTCTACAGGAGTAACTAACGGTGGAGCTGACGTAGGAACTGTAATTTTTGAAGTACCTTTAGATGCGCCAACAAATTTATATTACGTCTGTCAATTTCATCCATCTATGACAGGATCTATAACCACTTCTAATCTAGGCCCAACTGGGGCAACTGGTGCTACGGGTGCTTCTGGTACTACTGGTCCGACAGGCCCGCAAGGAGAAACAGGCCCTTCAGGTGGGCCAACAGGTGCAACAGGTGCGACGGGAGCAGTTTCAAATGTGGTAGGACCGACAGGTGCAACTGGCCCAACTGGTGCAACAGGATCTACAGGACCTACAGGTAGTACTGGAGCTACTGGTAGTACTGGAGCAACAGGTGCTGGCGCGACTGGTGCGACTGGTGCGACTGGCCCTTCAGGTGGGCCAACAGGTGCAACAGGTGCGACGGGTGTTACAGGTCCTACAGGGGCTGGTGGTGGAACTGTAGATGTAACTAATACTACAGATTCAACATCGTTTGTTGCTCTTTATGAGAGCCCAACGGGATCACTTGGTGGTAAGACAAATAGTGGGATTACTTATAATGCAACTACAGAAGTTCTTAAAGTAACTACTATCGAAGCTAATACGATTGCTGCTCCATCTACGTTAACTGGTACATATACTATTAATTCTCCAACAACAATTACTTTAAACCCAACTGCGGAAACAATTAACACTGCTCCTATGAAGTTAGCTAATAGAACTACTAGTCAGCTATCTGCATTGGTAGCAAGTGTAGGTTCTACCGTTTGGAATACCACTACTTCTGCTATAAATATATACAATGGAATTAGCTGGGTAGCAGCTGCTGGTGCTACAGGACCAACTGGTGCAACTGGTGGGACTGGTGCTACTGGTGTTGCAGGACCAACAGGTGCTACTGGTGGGACTGGTGCTACTGGTGCAACAGGATCTGCAGGTTCGGCAACATTTAGTGGGACAACAGATGCAACACTAGCTTCACTGACAATAAATGAGATTGCATATTCTGCAATCACTAGATTAGAAGTAACCGCTAACGGATCTACGTCATATCTTTTTAATAATCAATACAGCGGAAATAATCCAATTATTTTTGCAATTAGTGGAACTACAATTGCTTTTAATTTAAATGTATCTGGTCATCCTTTCTTAATTAGAACTTCGGTTGGAGTAAACTTTGATACAGGATTAGTACATGTTGCAACTGACGGTACCATTTCAACGGGCTCTGCTGCTCAAGGTAAAGTAACAGGAACTTTATACTGGCAGATACCTGCTGCAACTACAGGAAATCATCAATATATATGCTCGATTCACTCTGGCATGGTAGGAGTTATAACCATCAAGAACATTGCGTCAATGGCATGATAGAACTAGAAGTAGTTGGTGATTACGCTTGGGCTCTTGAGGGAAATGATCTTACAATTAAAAAAATTTCTGCAGATAAAACTGTAAAAATTACCGATGTGGTGTGGGCTACTGGTCGTGAAGATTTTCTTGAAGGTGTCTATACTACAGCGGTAGAGACTCTTGAGGGAGCAGAGCACTGTTGCTATGAAGGAAAAGTTTTTTTATTAGAGAATAAAGAGTAGTTTTAATGTATAAAATTTATACAGTTACCACTAGCGGTATTGAAGATACTGATTCGATTTGGGATGATCTACTTTCATCAGGAGACACTCCAGAAACAATTCCAGATAGAGTTGTAGAAGTTGCTGATGAAAGACCAATAAATAAAAGAAACACCTCATATTTTTTAACAGAAGAAGAGGCTACAGCTCTCAAAGAAGACCCTCGTGTAGAAGATGTAGTTGATATGTTATTATTTACTCCTTCTAAACATGCATTTCAAGATACTCTTTTTGATAAAACAAGTACTTCAACGGGAACTAAATCAAATTGGGGACTTTTACGACATGTAAGTGCTACTAATAATTTTGGATCTAGTACCTCCGATCCTGGAGGAACATACAATTATGTTTTAGATGGTACAGGTGTAGACGTAGTTATTATTGATAGCGGCATACAAAAAGATCACCCAGAATTTACAGACAGTAACGGTATAAGTAGAGTTAAAGAGATAAATTGGTTTACAGCAAGCGGTATTGCAGGAGCAATGCCAGCAGGTCACTACACTGATTACGATGGCCACGGAACTCACGTTGCAGGGACTGTAGCTGGTAAAACATTCGGCTGGGCAAAAAATGCTGATATATATTCAATAAAACTAAGTGGATTACAAGGTACTTCAGATCCAAATGGTGGTATAAGTGTTGAAAATACTATGGATTGTATTCTTGGTTGGCATAACGCTAAAACAAACGGAAGACCTACAGTTATAAATAATAGCTGGGGATATAATATATATTGGAATACTGCGCAAAATTCTTTAACTCTTTCTGGATCAGCTCCTTACTACGCTATAACAGGAGGCTCTTATAGAGGCACAGCGTGGTCTGGATCTACAAGAGATACCGCTAAAGGTCATACAGGTGCGCTTGTTAGTGAAAATGTATATGGTTTTCCATACAGAGTCTCCTCTGTTGATGCAGATATATCTTCATTAATCAACGCTGGAATCATAGTATGTAACTCGGCTGGAAATGATAATATGAAGATTGATCTGGAAACTGGAGGATTAGATAGTGATAATTATATTACATCTAATACTTTAGGAAATATTTACTACCACAGAGGGGGGTCTCCTCATGTAGGGTCTGGTGATGGTTTTCAAGTAGGATCTTTAAGTACGAGTGTTACTGGTAGTTTAGAGAATAAAAGTGGTTTTAGTAATGCAGGTGCGGGAGTAAAAATTTATGCTGCTGGAAGCAACATTATAAGTAGCATGAGTAACACAAACAGTGGTAACACTAATTTTGCTTATTTTGATAATGCATCATATAAACAAGAAATATACAGCGGTACGTCAATGGCATCACCTCAAATAGCGGGCTTGTGTGCTCTACTTCTTCAAGCTTTTCCTTCTTGGACCCCGTATCAAGTAAATAAATGGATAATATATAACTCAAAACCTATTCTTTATGGTACTGGTCAAACTAATGACTATACTTCAACTCTTAGTGTATTTGGCGGGACACAGAATATTGTTTATATGCTACTAAATGGACAAAAACCTTATCAAATGTTAGGATAATATTAGTTTATTATAGAAAAGGACATAAAAGACATAATGAATGAATATGTAAATTGGTTTAAAAACGACGGGGAAATAAATTTTTATACTCACCTGCTTCGCAATTATGTAGCTAAACCCGTGAAATGCCTACAAGTAGGAGCATACACTGGAGATGCATCCCTTTGGTTGTATCAAAATCTGCTTAGCCATCCAGATTCTCATTTAGTAGATATTGATACATGGGAAGGCTCCGATGAGCCAGTGCATCATCAAATGAATTGGCAGACTGTTGAAGATTTATATGATGAAAAAGTCAAGCAAGGTTTAAAAGAAAATAAAATTACTAAGTTTAAGGGAACTAGTGATAATTTTTTTAAATCTAACACTCAAAAGTTTGATTTTATCTATGTAGACGGAGATCATACGGCATATGGAGTTCTTAAAGATGCTGTATCTGCATATGAATGTCTAGAGGTAGGAGGGATTATTGCCTTTGATGACTACGAATGGTCTGCTGGCTTAGGTGTAAGAAATGAACCTAAAATGGCCATTGATGCCTTTAGTAACATATATTGTGATAGGATTGAACAAGTACTTAAGGGTTATCAACGCTGGTTTAGAAAGATAGGCTAAATATTAAAATGACAAAAAACTACAAAGACCCGAACTTCTTTACTAATGCAGAGGTATTTGATGGAAATGTAAAGAAGCATTTTCAATGGCTTACTGCCTTAAAAACAATGAAGACAAAAGCCTATTGGAACATCCCTAACACAGTTGAGTTTCTTGCCTTTACAACAAAAGCTTTAATCATTATTCCTGGTTTACTTTTTGGTGTTTCTATATGGTGGTTATATATTTTTGCATTAATTACAAGCGTCCTGCTTATTTGGTCAGCAACTATTAAAACACTACCCACACTAATATGGTTTAATATTTTGTGGTGCATTCTTGCATTAACATTTCTTTCAAAACATTTTTTAAATCTATAAAATAAACTAAAAACAAAGAAGAGGCAAAAATGAAGGTAGCAATTTATACAATAGCCCTTAACGAGCGTCAATTTGTTGATAAGTGGTTTGAAGCAGCAAAAGATGCTGACTATCTATTAATCGCTGACACTGGCTCTACTGATGGAACGGTAGAGCGAGCTCGTGAGCTTGGGATCAATGTTATAGATGTTCGTGTTGCCCCTTGGCGATTTGATGACTCACGAAATGCTGCTATGGCCGCACTTCCTTTAGATATTGACATGTGTATATCACTTGATATGGATGAAGTAATTACTCCTAATTGGAGAAAGCCCTTAGAGGATATGTGGAGTCTAGGCGTTACTCGTCCACGATACAAGCACATCTGGTCTTTTAATGAGGATGGATCTCCAGGATTAGAGTTTAGCTATGATCATATTCATGCAAGAAAAGGATATCGATGGCGTCATCCAGTACACGAGTGTCTTTATAGTTATGGAATTGAAGAAAAGCAAGAATGGACTGATGCTCTAGAGACACACCATCACCCAGATCCAACTAAGAGTCGTTCACAATATCTTCCATTATTAGCACTTTCTGTAAAGGAAGATCCGTATAATGATCGTAATGCTTTTTATTATGGTCGTGAACTTTATTTCTATGGCAAGAACGAAGAGGCTGCAAGAGAACTAAAGCGTCACTTAGACCTACCTACAGCACATTGGGCACCAGAGCGTGCGGCCTCAATGAGATTTATTGGAAAATCATTACCTGCGGAAGCCGAGATGTGGTTTCGTAAAGCAATAGAAACAGCTCCTGGTAGACGTGAGCCTTGGGTAGATCTTGCAAAGATGTATTACGAGCGCAACAACTGGGATAATTCTTTAGATTGTGCAAAAGCAGCTCTTTCAATTGTAGAAAAACCTCTTGAATATCTTTGTGAAGCTGACGCTTGGGGGTCTGCTCCACATGATTATGCAGCTATTGCTTCATATAATTTAGGATTATATAAAGAAGCAGCCGAGTATGCTCAAGCGGCGGTTAATATAGAACCAGACAATGATCGATTAAAGCAAAATCTTACCTTCTGTCTTTTGAAAGGTTAACATATGAATATCGTGATTTGCGGTGGTGGTACAGCAGGTTGGCTGTCAGCTTTTATAATATCTCAAACAAACCCGTATCAACACGATATTACTGTAGTAGAGTCTTCTAAAATTGGTATTATAGGAGCGGGAGAGGCTTCTAGTGGTTTAATTGTAGATATTTTAAGTGGAAACTTTTTTTATAATAATAAAAAACTAATATCAGATCAACCAGAGATTGATATATTAGATTTTATTGATAAGACAGATGGTGTTCCCAAGTATGCTTTAAAGCATATCAATTGGGCTAAAGACAAAGGTTCATACTTTGCTCCTGTGGTTGGATCTATAACTACTAAAAATTCTCCAGATCACCTCTTTAATTATGTAATTTCCGAGTACGGTTTAGATAAGGCTCATCTTGCTACTGCAACAGGTCAAGCCTACGAACTTAACAAATTTCCAGTTACAAAAGACTATGGCCTTCATTTTGATGCATTTAAAGTTGGAAAATATATTAAAGATTATTTAGTAAAATACTATAATGTTAAATGCGTAGATTCAATAATAAAAAATGTAAACATAGGATCTAATGAAAATATAGATAATCTTACTTTAGAGGATGATTTAATATTAGATGGAGATTTTTTTGTAGACTGCACTGGTATGCAAAGACTTCTTGCTAATAAATTAGACATAGCTTGGGAATCATATAAAAAATACTTACCTGTTGATAGAGCTATGCCTTTTATCTTAGAGCATGACGAAAGTAAAAAAATACAACCAGCAACGGAAGCGGAGGCACTATCTTCTGGCTGGATGTGGAGAACTGATTTATCTAGTAGAAAAGGTTGCGGTTATGTATACAGCAGCGACTTTATTTCAGAGGATCAAGCTCAGGTAGAAGCAGAAAAAATTATTGGAAAACCTATTCAACCAATTAAACATTTAAAATTTGATTCTGGAAGACTTGTAGAGTCATGGAAAAAAAATTGTCTTATTACTGGATTAGCTAGCTCTTTTGTAGAACCTTTAGAAGCAACTTCCATACATGCCACTATTGCCCAAGTATATTCTTTTTGTATAGAACATTTGACTAATAAAGTAGAAACTACTGTTACGGAAAGTAATATAAAAAGTTACAATAAAAATATTACAAGAATGCATGAAAATCTTTTAGATTTTACTGTTCTACATTATCAAGGTGGAAGAGATGATTCTAATTTTTGGAGATACATTAAGAATGAAAAATTAGTAACTTCTACAGTAGATAATTATATAGAAAAAGCAAAAAGTAGGATCCCAACATTTTTATATATGCCAGCCGAGCAATGGGGGGCAAATGATCTTTGGAAATGGAGCCTTGCTGGTTTAGGGTTAATAGATAGGGATCTTGCTAGAGAAGAACTTATTCAATTTGATATGTACGATTATGCACGGTCTCATTACGAGTTTTTTAGAGACAGTGTTGGAAAAGATCTATCAAATCAATTTTTACCGTTTGAGTTAGATCTAAACAATCCTATGTCTTTTTATGTTAGATAGTTTTCTTTTTTTCTTTATTTAATTTATAAGCTTCAACAGCATTTGCACTAGTTCTACTTCTCCAAGAAAAATTACATTCAGTGCAAGTTACAACTTTTGCAGTAGTCCAACGCCCGCCATTAGGTAGATTTTCGGTAGAAGTGTCAAGCTTAGAAGGACGAGCAGTACAATACGGGCAATTAGGTGATCTTCTTCTTCTTGTCTCTTCACCGTCATAAGATACTGAAAGAGCTCTACGAATGTCAATTTCGTCTTTACCGCCCCAAATTCCCCAGATTTGCCTATGCTCTAAAGCCCACTGTAAACACTGGGATCTAACTGGGCACTCGAAGCAAAGATTTTTAGCTGCATCTTTTTGTGTAGGGTCTTTAGAAAAAAACCAATCAACGGATTCTTTATTACTGGGGATGGCACAAGACGCATCACGCTGCCACTCTAAATCATCTACTGGTTTCCACATATAGATTATTTTATACTATATACTATAAAACCGCTCTGCTATACACTATAACTTTATAGACTACAACTCTATCCAAGTTGTGTCAAGAATAGACTCTGTTAGATCCCCATAATCAGTTTCACCATTTTCATCACATACAGTGAAATCTATTTCTCCCTCGATAATTCCAGACCATCCATAGACAGCTCTAGCCTTATCTATCATATTAAAGCCATCGCCTAAAGACACGGCTACACCGTCTTTTTGAAGAGCAGAGGCAAGAGCTCTTCTTACAAGATCATTCTCAAAATCTACATGATCAAAGGTATAATATATTGTTGAACAGATTATTTGCCCGTTATATCCATTTCCACCCCACTCAAACCAAAGATGATCACCGTCTCTTTTGTCTTTAATTTTTTTTCCTAACTAGGGTCTTCTTCTGTATTATCAAGACTCAGTTCAACTGTTTCCTCAAACATACCATCTGTGTAATAAAGATCATCTACTAGTTTAAACTCAAATATTCCAGCCACCGTTATTCCACCACAAATAACGCAAACTTCTACATTTCCGTTGTTTACTTTTTCTGGAACGTCTACTCCTTTTAAGCGCATAAGAATTTTACCTTTTTCGTCTACGCTTTCAGGTTCCCACTTAGTATGCTCTTCTAGCCAACATGACTCACAGATAGCCATAGGACTAATAACGGGCTCTGCTGCCATATTTTCCTACTTTCAAATAGATCTACAGATATAGTCTACTCTTGTTGCTCTGAAGTAATCTTTCCAACTTCGTATCCGCAGCCAGCATATCCTGCAATATCAATCCATGTATCAGGTTGAAAACCAGATCCATGAGCAAAACGTGCCATTTTAAGTCCAACCATCAGCATAGCTACTTGCTCGGTAGTAATATCTTGTCCAAGAATTACAGACCAAATCTTAGCTGTCCGTGTAAAATTTTCTTCAGGACCTCCGTAGTTGGTATTTCTATCCTGAGTAGTTATCTTGGCGGCTTCTCTTAGCGCTTCTACTCGATAAGGAGTATCTGTAGTTTGCTTTAAATTTTCATTTTGATCAGTCATTAGAGTTTCTCAAACGTGCTGAAACTTCTCCAGTAAAAATAGGAAGAGTAACCCCATCATTTGAGCTTTCATACACAGTTATTTCGTAGTTTAATTTATTACTAAGCTCTTCTACATCAATTTCAAAAAAATTAGATAGTCTTTTTTCTGTCTCTAGAATAATACCTTTATAGGTTGTAGAACTTACTAAAGCTTTTACATGTACAGTTTTCATTATGGAATTCTCTTCTCTAGTTGCTGTGGTGTGTAATGAAAGCCCTCAAGCATTGGCTCTTTACCATCAGTTGTCTTAACAATTATGTCGCCGTATCGGATGCTTACAATTTTTCCAACTCGACCATTGTGAGTTTTACCCTTTTCACCGTCAAATGCATTCCACTTAACACGAACTTCATCTGCGATAACAAGAGCCCCAGCTTGAGCAGGAGTCCAGTTGATATTTTTGTTTTCTTTTATAAGAGCATGACCAAGGGCAAGCTTGCTAAACAGCTCTACAATTTCATTTAAACTTGCTTGATTTTTATCTGGATCTGGATCTACTGACTTTACTTCACTCCAAGTACTTAAGAGTTTAATGACAGTATCGCCTACAACTCTTTTAGTTTTATTGTTCGTGAGTTGTTGTTTAACCCAGTTCATATCTACTTCTGGCATCTTGATGTCCTTTCTGACAGGTGTGCCTAGACTAACAACAACAGGATCTGGTTGTCCAGTGCTTCTGCTGTTTTTTGCAAAGATTCCTCCCGTGAGGGAGTGGCATCTCTGTAAAAATTTTTCTGACTTTGTGCCACGATAAGCCTCTGATTCGGGCTCATCTCTTCCACTGTTGAAGGTAAAGACGCCCATTCTGCTCCTACCCAAGATGTATGACGCCAATCAGTGACTACAGGAACCCCAGCTGCTATCGACTGAGATATTGCTATAGACCACCAAGGGTCGTTGTTTTTATATGTACTAATTAAAGTTCCAATAGAGTTTTCTATTCTATTTAAAACTTCAACACTGTCACTGTACTTATTAGATCTTACAGGAATAACCTCGTAAATTAAGTTTTTAATTACTTTTTTAGTCCAATTACTGTTAGGAGCATCAGCACACCAGTACTTTCCATACGAAGGCTCTATACGGTCTAAAGATGCATCAATAATCTCTCTGTCATAGCAAATACCAATTATGTCTTCAGTTTGAATATTTTTAATAGCATTAGAGACAACTTCTTTAGAAAACCAAGGAATGCTGGGAACAATAGTTTTTACCCAGCGCTCAGTATATAGATGCTTAAGAAAGCTATAGATAGGTTCAGAGTACCGAGGATCTTGTGCCTCTAGGTAGTTACGTCTGCTTGCATAAAAAGGTTTAAAAAGTTTTTGTGGATTGTCGTTGCAGTCTCGTATTCCAGACCAAATCCAGTAAGGATCTGGAGCATCAACAATAAGTCTTAATTTGCCAAGATCTTTTGCTTGGCTGGCTACCCAAAGTCCAGCGTAGACATAGTTAGCTGCAAGGCTTTGTGGGGACGCAATTCCAACAATAATTAAATCATATTGATCTAAATACTCTTTGCTCATGGTGAGTTGAGGTTTTTTCCATGTTACATCACATTTAATTTCATCTAAAGCATCTTTAAATAGACCAGTAAAAGTAGACAGTCTGTTATTAGCATTCTCAGAACACTGAGATGCTGTAAATCCTGTGACTAGTACTTTCATTTTTCTCCTTGTTAGTTATTGAGTGGCTGCCCTGTCTTGAGCAGCCCCTCAATAAACCTAATTAAAACGGTGCAGACGGAGCTGCAGGTGCTGGAGCAGGAGCTGGTGCTGCTGCTACTGCTACTGGTGCGGGAGCAGGAGCTGGTGCTGCTGCAGGAGGTGGTGAGGCTGGTGCTTCTGATTGAACAGGAGCTGCAGTATCGCCTTGCATTGCTGCAATAGTTGCTGCACTAGGAAAGTAGTTACGAATTTCGTTCTTCTTGGCTCCGTTGTACATACGGCTACCAATCTGTGCACGAAATCTACGACCAGTAAGGGTTGCTTCGATCTGTGCGTTACTTGGGTTTGTGTCAAAGTAGTTACGACCAATCCCCATTGCGTGAAACTTCTTAAACAACATACCAAGTGCTGCAGGACTTTCTGGTGTTACAACTAAGTTATCCCAAACGAGACGCTTGTTGTAAGGTCCACCTTCGACCTGTGCTTTTACTTTGAACATTGTCTTCCCAGATTGGGATGTTGTTGCAGTTGCCTCTACTACCAATAGATCAAAATCACCATCAGGTAGTGGTTCATAGCTGCCAGTGTCACCAGCATCTTTAATTAAGTCAGACCAATTTTTGGTACTCACTCTGTTCCTTCTTTCTGTGTCGTTGTTTCAGCTGCTGCGGCCGCCGCTGCTGCTTGTCTCTGCCCGAAAACAATGTCTAACATTCTTTCGATAGAGAGATTTTCTTGCTCAACTACCTTTCCAAGGCGTCCCTGTACTCGCTCTCCAGCTTCATGTTGATTCGTCCTCTCAACATACATACGTCGAACCTTGAATGGTAGTTGTGTTGGATCTGGATTATGACGTTCTTCAACAGTAATCGCACCCAGAATGTCGTAAAAATATGGAGCCTGAATTGCAAGCTGACCTTGTAGGTATGGGCGATAACGACCATCCTTATCAAGACGAGCCATTGCAGTTAAGACTACTGCTTCAAGTGGATTGGTTGCATGCATCGTTAAATCGCGCAAGTCACGTAAAAGTCCACCCATGTGTCGGAGAAGTTCTCCCCATTGTTGCTGTGTCATTTGATTAACACCTGCAATGTTCTCCAAGCACTTAACTTGAAGCTCAGATACAGAGTCAATAATTAGACTTTTAAACTGGTGCTTTCCCAGTTGTAACCATTGATATGTTTTGAGAACAGTGTCGTAGTCACGCACTGTGACTACACATGTATCCCAAGTTCCATCGGCTACTGGTGGCTCCTCCCGAAGAGGGTCCCAGTACTTTACGATGATAGGGAGAAAGCGGTGTCCACCCTCAACATCTAGCATTAAACGTGGATATGGCGCTGTGACAGCAAAGCTAGATTTACCAACTTTACTCTCTCCATAAACCATAACCGTAAGAGAACGTTGAATTTCACTCATACGTCACTCACTTCCTTTTTTGTCGGTTTCATAATACGCATAAGGATCTGCTTCCTCATACGAATCGCCAAGTGCTTGTTCAGCGGCGCTTCCGTCGTCAAACATAGGGCATATAGCGAAAAATTGGCACTTCCATTTGCAGTCACGAGTTGGTGTCGGATATGCAACAAATGAATGATCCGATCCTGTATCTAACGCTCTACGAACATTCATAAGATCAGTAATCGTTCCGTGAATTCTATTCCAAAAAGAACGCATTGTAAACACATTGTGATGCACTTCTAGTTGTTCATAAAAAGGTGGGCGAGCAGTTGCAGTGCGCTTTACTTTCTTAAGTAAAGTAAAAATACCGCCATCTGATCGCTGATCTTCATCTCTCTTTGTAGCTTCAAGAAGCATGTATGTCATAACCTGCTCGTTCATATGAGCCATATTCCCAAACTCTGCAAGTGATCCACCAACAGTTTTAAAGTCACGGAACATACGAACGCCGTCAACCTTACGACGAACACGCATATCAAGTTTTCCCTGTAACTCAACCTCTCCGTTAAATAGCGGTGCAATAATTGTCTCTTCTGTAGAGATCATCTCTAGTTCTGCATCAATTCCTTCTTCTTCTACCCACTGCTCATATCCCTCGAGCATGATGCGACCCATCTCAGCCTCTGACTCTAGGTTAGATACATCTAGAAAAGAGGAAAGAAGTGTTTGCTTATCTGCTTCAACAAGAGTCGAGTGTGCTTGTATAAGCGGTGTCCCATTTGCGTAGTGATCATCTAAAGCTGCGTGGATACGAGTACCAAATGCAAGAGCACCAGTCTTATCACGAAACTTAGGTTGTAGACGGCGATAATAAGCAAGCCACCACTTACGACGACAATCTTTAAATGTTTGTAACTCTGAGTTAGAGAGTCTTATAACATTACTCATAGCGTTCCTGCCTTATCATCCTTGAGCAACTTCATCAGTTGATCTTTATCTCGAACAATTTGTTCAAAGTTATCTGACTTTGTTTCTAGAACTTGAAGAACTCGCTCTTCAATAGTTCCTTCTGTTACATAATCCATAATAACAATGGAGTCATGAATTTCGCTTCCAATACGGTGCACACGATCAAGTGCTTGGCGATGATCAACTAATGACCAAGGACGCTGAAGCATAACTAAACGTCGTGCTGCAGTCAAGGTAATACCAACTCCTCCTGCTTGAGCAGTAAAGAGAATCCACTTAATACGGCCTTCTTGAAAGTCATCTACTGCTTTCTGTCGCTCGTCTTCATCTTGAGCACCTGTAATAAGTCCGTGCTTAATTCCAGCTTTAGTCATCTCTGCACTAAGAAGGTCAATTAACTGGCGAGACACAGCGCAGACTGCAACTGAATCATCTCCGAAGTCACCATTCTTAATATCGTCCATAAGAGCATCTACCTTACAAGATGGTCCAGCAAGGAGGGTCTTCATTTCTCCAGTGCTCTCATCAACTTTCATAGTTGCATATGAACTAGCAAATTGAAGTAACCGTGTTGTCTGAGTTAACACGCTGGGAGCAGTAACTGCACTTCCATTTTCTAACTCAGCAATCATCGTGTCACGCATCTGCTCGTAGGCTTTCTTCTGCTTTGTTGACATCTCAATATCTCTACGTTCGTTCATAACAGGTGGTAGCCATGGAAGCACTACTTTTTTGAGCATACGACGCATCATTGGATTCACGCTCTTATGAAATTCATCCTCCATATGAGGCTTAACGCCGATAACCATCATTCCACCAAATGCGTTGAGCATGATGTCAATCATTCGGTCAATCCACTTTGTCTTACTTGGCCAATCTATAGGAGAAAGCCAATGCAGGATAGACCAAAGATCAACAACATCTTTAGCAATAGGTGTTCCAGTTAATGCAAAACGAATTGGAGCATCACCAGTTGCAGCCCAAAGAGCACGAGTCTGCTTAGACTTTGGCTCTTTACTTCTGTGGATTTCATCTGCAACTACAGCTTGAAAGTCAATCTTATTAAGTTCACGAGGAGTTACTTCACAACGGGTCTCCGAGATCGCTGGATCTTGACCACCCATCGCAACGCACTTAACTAGAGCAATAGATCCGTAGCCCGAAAGTCTTGAATGAGAGCGAAGTGACTCCCAGTTGATAATAAATACTTGTGCTTCTTCATTAGCAAATTGTTTTTTGCGTTGGACAGCAGATCCTTTAATTACTTGAGTATTAACCTCTGGCCACCACTTTTGAAACTCTCTTGCCCAGTTCTTTTTCAAAGTATTAGGACAGACAATAAGTGCAGGAAAAACCTGCTCCCCACTATCTTGAAGTTTCTTAAGAGCACGGATTGCTTGAGCAGTCTTACCAAGGCCCGGCTCATCGGCTAGAAGTGCTCGCTTAGCGGTTGCTAAGAAGGCTACGCCAGCCCTTTGGTGCGGGAATAAGTCCTCATCGCCTTCGTAGGTCTCAAGATCTCTCAAGGCGTTTGAAGGGGCAATTCTAGTGTTGAGTTCGTTGGTAGCCCACTCGGTTAGCGCTGGTCCAACAAAGAGATCATCCTTGAAGGTTGAGCGTAGAGCAAGGCAAGTAGTCCAGCTAAGTGGAACAGTCCAGACCTGATCCTTAGGGCTCCAAGAAGCCCCTGGAAGGCTCTTACAGAGCTCTTTGAACCGCCAGTCAGCGGTTATGAGGATGTTATTCTTGTCTGGGTTTATATCAACTGTTACTGCCATAATCTTCCACTCCTTAGCGTCACTACATCAAGTAAAACATACTACTTAAGATATATCAAACTAAGTATTTTTGAATAGTATCTTTAGTCTAGCAGAATTCTAGGAACCCAGCCAGTTTTAACCAATCTTAGTAGGGCGTGTCGCATTGCATCATTTGCATGCCCTTCCCCGCCTACATGCCAAGTCCCAATCTTCTTGAGAGCCTCGTTAGGGAACATGCTCTTTGCATCGGCTGGAGACTGCATAACGATTTTGTCAACGCTATATCCAGCCTTCCTGCACAAATGCTTAAGCACCCCAATCTGCTCAAGGCTATAGGGCGCTTGAGAGTTACGAACAGTCTGAGCATTAATAGTAAATCTTTCGCAGACGACGGAAAAGTCTTCATACCGCTTCCATTCATCTAGAAGAGGTTCAATGTAATTAGCAAACTCTTCTGGCTGAACTTCGGTGGAGAGCACTTTCACCGCAACACCATCAGCTAAAGACATTAAAACCACTCCAGTCGCCTTACCAGGATCTATAGATAAAACGTATTTTGTCATTCGTATTTTTCTCCCCAGTTATTCATAGGACCTTCTATGCCAGAGGTTAGCGGAACTGCCCAACCTTCGGTAGTAGTCATACACTCTTGAACAGTTCTTTTAAACTCTTCAACTTGATCCTTAGGTGCTTGTAGGACAATTTCATCGTGTACAGGAACAATAAGATGTTCGGTTAAGTCTGCTTGATCTAATTTAACAAGGTTACTCTTAAATACTTCTGCAGCACTTCCTTGGATAAGGTAGTTAACAAGAGTATAGACACGCTCTTCGTCGCAAGGGATACGACGACCAGTCCACGTCACAATGTAACCCTGCCCCTCGTTACGAAGTCTAGTCATACCAATATTTTCAATATCTTTTTGAAATGCTATCATTCCGGGATAATTAGCGTCAAATGAGTCAGACACAGACCGCATCTGAGGCTCTGATACACCTGCAGTCAAAGCTTGCTTTGCAATACCTGCCCCGTAGAGTCGTCCATAAACAACACCCTTAATAAGATCACGACGTTTATCGGATCTTTTCATATCTGGCTCTTGATAAACCTGACGACCAATTTCTGTAAAGGGATCCGAGCCAGTTGCATCTGCTTTATAAAATAGAGAGATCAGGTTTGGGTCTTGAGATAAAGATGCAAACATACGAAATTCTACTTGGTCTAAGTCAGAAGAAATAATTACATGATCAGGGTCACGAGGAATAAATGCTCTGCGTACTGTCTCATCTCCTTTAGGTAGAGTCTGCAGTGCAGGATCCGTGATCGACATACGAGAGGTGCGAGCGCCAAGCGTTTTAACTGAAGGATGAAGTACTCCATTAACACTTTTATTAAGAAAGTTTAGGAAGTAGGTATTAGCAAGTTTATCCGCCTTGCGTTGCTTAAGAACAGTCTCTGCAAGGTATTTAACTTCAGCATTACCATTAATAGTTAAAAGCTTGAGCTGATCTTTACCTGCAGATTTAGCTCCCGATGGAGTTGTTTCTGTGATATCTGCGCCAAGTTTTTCGAATAAACGAACAAGTTGAATATTACTTGTAATACTCGCTCCGCCATAAGCCTTAGCTGCCCAATCTTTTACGGAGTCTGCATAAGACAAAAGCTCTTCATACTTCTTTTTAGAGTAATCAAGATCTACACGAGCACCATTAATCTCCATACGAGTAACAATCTTGCGTGTAGCCATTTCAAGTTCATATGCCTTGTTATAAGGGCCTTGCGGTCCACACTTTTCATAAAACTGTTCCCATAAACGCATTGTCAGAACTGTATCTAAAGCACCGTAGATCCAATAAGGCTCATAGTTTGTTGGAACAGTGCCCCAAGTCCAACCATTCTCAATAAGTCCTAGATCAAGACTCTCCTGCATCGCTACTGCTTTACCATCAACATATCGAGCAGCAAGAGGTTTTAACCCACCAACACCAAGAGGATCGATGATATGAGCCATAATCATTGTATCATGTGCACGGTGCCAAGGTATTTCCCATTTAGATTTAACTGCAAACCAGCGAGCTTCGAATGCAATATTGTGACAAACAACAGGTCCGTCAAACTTTCCCATTGCTTCGTAAAAAACACCGCTCCATTCATCCCAAGGAATAGACCAGCCTTGCATTCCATCGCCTACTTGAACAAGTCGTAAGTCTCCATGCCAAGGAGATAAGGCATCACTGCGTTGTCCGCCTGGCTTTTCCCCAGTTTCTGTATCAATTGCAATAGCATCATATGGACGTCGCTCACCAAGCCAAGTAATAAATTGACCAGCTTTTTCTACGGAATCAACAAGGTGAAGTTTTACATCACCTAATCCTTGCGTCGTTTGGTTGTCGCTCATTCTTTCCTAACTATTGCTTATGGAATCATCTCTACTCTGTAGATAGAATCAATTTTTTCATCATTTGGAGCTGCTCTCTCCAGAAGCCTTTGGGCTACGTTAGTAAGGTATCTTGCCCCACCTTGGTCGTATTTGTAAAGTGCATCTAATACAGATGTTGGATCTTCGCTTACTTGAGCCCAGTTACGGTCTGTTTCAGGAAAGATAACAGGTAGATCCCTTGAAGGATTACACTCTTCACAGGGGAGCGAATCCTCTCTAAGCACATCGGTACTATCTTCCTTTAAATAGTACCTTTTGACAAGAGGACACGCCGCACCATGAAATATAAGAGATACACCGACACGAGAAAGAATGTAAGATCCGTTCTCTGTTTTAAACAATTTAAACTCGATCCAGCGTGTTGAGCCACGACGCCAAGAAGTTGATTCCCCTAGCAAACGACCATTAAACTGAAGAGTTCTAGAGCCATCTTTTACCTCATGCATTATTTTGAGCCTCTTCTGCCTCTTTATTTTTTTGAATCATATATTCATTTGCAGCTATCATATATTCTTCTATAGTATCAAAATCTTCTTTTTTTGGCTCCATTAGCTGCCACTACTTTCATTAGGTATAGGATCCCCTGTTTTAGGATCGTGCTCGTGATCCTCGGAGCCATCGTGTTCGTGATCTGTATCTACGCTGTAGTAGATTGGTTGATTGTTTACTGGACTTTCTGGTCGATAGTAAACATCATTCCACCACAAGGTGGCTTCT